TGCAGAAGCACTTGTATGCCTCGCACTCAACATCTACCATGAGGCCCGTGACCAGCCCTTTATTGGGCAGGTTGCGGTGGCACAGGTGGTTATGAACCGTGTGCGTGATGACAGGTATCCTGATGATGTGTGTGAAGTGGTCATGCAAGGCCCGACATATTCGTGGAAGCCTGACTTCCCCGTGCGTCACCGCTGTCAGTTTAGCTGGTACTGTGACGGCAAATCAGATAAGACACCCGACGAAGGCGCGTGGCAGCAAGCCCTGACGATTGCTCAAGGTGTACACACTGGCAACCTTGATGATTTCGTTGAGGGTGCGACACATTACCACGCAACCTATGTCCTGCCCGAATGGGCAGAGAGCAAGACGCCTGTCGTTCAGATAGGTGAACATGTATTCTACCGCTGGGACTAAAAATCTTCTGGTAATAGGAAGATGTTGTTGACTTTGGGTAGAGTATGTAGTATAACACAGTATCATTTGACTGGCAAAGGAGAGAAAAATGCCGTTTGACTATGTAAATGCGTCCGTTGTGGACGTGCCAGAACACCTTGATTTCCCTGTGAAATATGAGGATACGAAGATGGAAGGCCAGAAGTATGTTATCAATGGCAACACTGATGAATACATTGGTATCGTTGGTAGTGGGTTCAAATGTGAGAACCACGGTGACTTCTTCCGTAAGGTAAGTGCCACCATGACTAAACACCTCAAACCACATGAGATTGAGGGTGCAGAGGTATCATGGAAGTCTGCCTACAACAATGGCATGGGCGTCATGGACGTACGTTTGCCTAACGTGTCAGCCAAGATCACGACCACCCGCCACGAAACAGAGGTGCAGCAGCGGGTTATCGCCCTGCATGGTGTGAATGGTAGCTGTTCTAACGTGGCTATCTTTGGGGCGATTGACTTCTTCTGTCTCAACGGTATGATTTCAGGTGAGCATGACAAGGTGAAGCGTAAGAACACCAGTGGCTTTGACATGGATGCCTTCATCCGTAGACTAAATAAGTCTAAGAACAACTTCTATGCTAAGACAGAACAGATGCAACGCTGGGCCGAAAGCCCCCTCGTGCATGTGGATGTCAAGGCTCTGCTTGAGAGCATCATGCGTAACAACAAGCAGGCTGAGAAGATGTTTGCTCTGTACCGTGAAGAGGTGACGACGCGAGGTCAGAACCTGTGGGCATTGTACTCTGCCTTCACAAACTATGCAACCTATGCTGATGAGCGTAATGGTTTCAAGCTGCGTGAGACAGGCAATGACACACAGGCATACAACATGCTCCTGCGTGAATATGACGCAGCCAAGTGGGCAAACACCTCGCAGTTCCAATCTCTTGTCCGTGAGAAGAGGGCTGCATAACATGACAACGGTTCTAGAAATAGCGGATGAATACTTTTCTTCCCATGATTTCAAGAACTTGCGTGACGAGACTAAGGCTTCGTATCAATACTTTCTGCGTGTCGCATTTGAGACAAAAGTAGACGGTACGAGCCTTGGTTTTCTGAACCATGCAAGCATCACCACCAAGCAAGCCAAGTTGGTGTATGACTTGTGGTGTGATCGTGGCATTCCATTCGCTAATCATATCATGGCTACTATCCGCATACTGTACAACTACGCTGTGCGGATGGAGCATTGCAACCTGAACCCCTTCTCTGTCGTCCGTAGACGCTCGTCCACGCCCCGTAAGGTGCTTTGGGGTAGGGGGGATATACAAAAGCTGCTAGACGTGGCGTACAGCGATTTTAGCACCCGTAACATTGGGCTGATAGCGCACATGGCATACGCTTGGTGCCAGCGTGTCGGTGACATGCGGCTGTTGACATGGGAAAGTATACAATTTGATAAGGCTCGTGTACATATTGAGCAGTCAAAGCGCAGGGCGGAGGTATTCTTACCAATTGACGATGATCTGCTGGACATGTTAAGACAACAGCACGAAGACTTTGGATTTCAGCAGTGGGTGGCACCACGCCCCAAGCCAATCGGAGGTGAATACATCCCATATAGCCAGTATAAACTGCCGCTTCACGCACGTAAGCTGCTGGACGAGGCTGGATTGTCAAGCGAACTGCGACTATCTGACCTGCGTCGTACTGGCACAACTGAAATGGTCGAGGCTGGTGTCGGTATTGGACAAATTATGTCGGTTACAGGACATGCTAACCCACAATCAGTCAAACCCTATATGAAAAATACGTATGCCAGTGCAAATACTGCCTTGACAGCACGTAAAATACATGGTAAAAGCACTTAACTGCCGCACAGGAGAGATTATATATGAATAATATATATAACACTATAAGTGATATGAATGTACCAGTGGGTACTACAGTCAGGACTAAGTGTCCTAGCTGTGGTCAGCGTACATTCACCGTGACCAACAACATGGGGTCACTGGTATGGAACTGCTTCCGTATGTCCTGTGATCTCAAAGGTGGCACACGTGTGCGTATGACTGTGGATGATATACGCACCCAGCTATCTGATGCGGAGCGTTTCGCTAGTGCTGAGTTCGATGTGCCTGAGTATCTTGTGCCAGCCAATCATGATGTGATTGTGTGGGCCAGCGATACGTATGGGCTGGATGCCGCAGAACTAGGTTTGCTGTATGATGTGCGTGAACACCGTGCTGTGTTTCCCATCATGCACGAGGGTAAAATGGTAGACGCTACAGGTCGCGCGTTGGGTAAGCGGCTGCCTAAATGGCGTCGATATGGAAAAAGTGGCTTGCCATATGCTCATGGTTGTGGTAAGGTCGCTGTAGTTGTTGAGGACTGCGTGAGTGCCGCTGTGGTTGGTGGTGGTAACTTTGTCGGGATTGCTGTGCTAGGAACATCACTGTCTGATGCACACAAAAAGTTTCTCGCGCAGTTCTCAACAGCAGTCATCGCACTAGACCCCGATGCAGTGCGTAAGACTTTGCTGATGGCAAAGGAGTTGCGAGGACATGTTGATGACGTGCGTGTCCTTTACTTGACAGATGATTTGAAATATCGTAATCCAACTGATATGACAAACCTAGCCGACATAGGAGATATATAATGGAAGTACCAATGCTACGCAGTTTGATGGACAAGGGTTTCTACGATGACCATCGTGGTGCCAAGTGTCCTGACCGACTGTTCAGTTCAGACAATCGCAAGATCAAACAGACGATTGACAAAGCTATGGATCACTACAACCGTAGTGTCACACCCGACGAGGTGCAAGCCCTCTTCGTATCTGGAAACCCCACGATGACGACGGCGCAGAAGACAGGCTTCGATAGCCTGTTTGCCCAACTCAAACGTGAGGAGCCGATGGGCAACGACATCGCACAGGAAGTGCTGTCCAAGCTGTTCCAGAAAGTAGTGGGCGAGGACATCGCCAACATTGGATTCGACATGGTGAGTGGAACAGGCGGTACGATGGAGTCGCTGCGCAATCTGCTTGAGCGGTATGGTGACGACTTCACTCCCAATCTTAATATAGAATGGGATGATATCACGATTGAGACACTGATGGCCAAGGCTGAACTGGAAGCACGTTGGTCTTTCAACATCCCCACTGTCGCTCGTAAGATAGAGGGTGTTAGTGCCGGTCAGCTTATCGAAGTGGGTGCGCGTCCCAACACGGGCAAGACATCGTTTCATGCCAGCCTGATTGCTGCCCCCAATGGCTTTGCCCATCAGGGTGCCAAGTGTGTCATCCTCTGTAACGAGGAACCGACGCACAGGGTTGGCGCAAGATATCTGACCGCCGCTGCCGGTATGTCGGCGCGTGAAGTCAAGGAGAATATGTCCAAGGCCAAGTCTCTATATGAGCCGGTGATGAGCAACATCAAGATCAAAGAGGCATCTGGTCGTGACATGAATTGGGTTGAGAGCGTAGCCAAAACGTATCGCCCTGATGTCCTCGTGCTTGACATGGGAGACAAGTTCAAGGCAGAGGGTGGCTTTGCCCGACAGGATGAAGCACTCAAGGCTTGCGCCATCCACGCACGACAGATCGCCAAGTCATATGACTGTGCTGTGTTCTACATGTCCCAGCTTTCCGCAGACGCGGAGGGTAGGTCACAGCTTAATCAAAGCATGATGGAGGGTTCACGCACAGGCAAGGCAGCGGAAGCTGACCTTATGATCCTAATCGGCAAGTCGCCGTCAGTTGAAGGGCAGGAAGAGGACAGCCCACTACGGCACATGAATATTGTAAAAAACAAGTTGAATGGTTGGCACGGTATGGTAAACTGTGAACTGGACTATTTGACAGCGAGGTATGAAGGATGAAGATAACACTAGATGTAGAGAATACAGTCACACATCGTGACGGCAAGATGCACCTTGATCCGTTTGAGGCTAACAACAGCTTGACTATGGTGGGCATACTGACTGACCAAGGGGCATGTTACACATTCCCATTTGACCACGAAGAGCATGAGAGTGGGCATGACTATAGTGATCGTGTGCAGATGTTTCTTGATGAGGCCACTGTGCTTATTATGCACAATGCAGCACACGACTTGCTGTGGCTGTGGGAGAGTGGCTTCAAGTATGATGGTCCCGTGTTCGATACGATGCTGGCTGAGTACGTGCTGCAACGTGGCATCAAGGAGCCGCTGTCGCTTGAGGCATGTGCAGAACGCTATGACCTTGATACCAAGAAACAAGACACTCTCAAAGAGTATTTTAAGCGGGGATATAGCACACGCACTATTCCTATTGATGAACTGACGGAGTACCTGATCGCTGACCTTGAAGCTACACAGCAACTGGCTGACAAGCTAATGTATCGTCTGAACACACCAAAGGACAGTGGTCTTATGGGTACCGTTGACCTAACCAATCAGGTGGCAGTATGTCTGTCGCGCATCTATCAGCGGGGTTTCACCGTAGATCGTGATGCACTGGAAGAGGTGCGCACAGAGTTTGAGCAGGAGCGTAAGCAGCTTACAGATGACCTACAGGCCCATGTGCGAAGGCTGATGGGTGATACCCCAATCAACCTGAACAGCCCAGAACAATTGTCTTGGGTAATATACAGTCGCAAGGTAAACGACAAGCAGTTCTGGGCCACACAGATTGACCCATACATGCCTGATGATGACTTCCGTAGGCTGGTCAATGCACACACCACAAAGCTGGCCAAGACCAGAGCAACACAATGCAAGACCTGTAATGGAACAGGCTACGTACGAAAGGTAAAGAAAAATGGAGAGCCATTTGCGAAACCTAATCGCTGCCCTACTTGTGATACTGCTGGCTATCTTTTATCACCATCCAATGCCGTGGCTGGGCTAAAGTTCAAGCCTCCGTCAGCAAAGTGGGCTAGTGCCAACGGCTTCAGCACTAGCAAGCTAAACCTTGAGATATTGGAAAAAGCAGCACGTGTCAAGGGAATGACAGATGCTGTAGACTTCCTGTCAAAAGTTCGACGCTTATCTGCTGTTGATACATATCTGTCCTCGTTTGTTGAGGGCATCAAGATGTTTACCAAGAAAGATGGTAAGCTGCATGTTCGTTTGCTTCAACATCGCACCACTACAGGGCGACTGTCAGGCGCAGAGCCTAACATGCAGAACATGCCACGTGGCGGCACCTTCCCTGTCAAGAAGGTGTTCGTGTCCCGGTGGGAGAGTGGCAAGATTATGGAAGCTGACTTCGCACAGCTAGAGTTTCGCGCAGCAGCATTCCTTTCACAAGATGGAGTTGCTATAGATGAAGTATCTACTGGGTTTGATGTACACTCATATACCGCTAAAGTTATTACCGATGCTGGTCAACCTACGGATCGCCAGACTGCGAAGGCTCACACGTTTGCACCGCTTTATGGCGCAACGGGCTTTGGGAGAACGCCAGCGGAAGCAGAGTATTATTCACACTTCACGGAGAAGTACAAAGGGATCGGGGTATGGCACACCCGATTGGCTAAAGAAGCTATAAACACGGGGTGCATTACCACCCCATCAGGTAGGCAGTTTGCTTTCCCTGATGTAGTCCGCAAGGCAAGTGGGCGTGTGTCACATTTTACACAAATCAAAAACTATCCTGTACAGTCCTTTGCAACGGCAGATATTGTACCGATTGCCCTGCTGCACATAGAAAAACTACTTGACAGTATGCACTCTTGTGTGGTAAATACTGTACACGATAGCATCGTAGTTGACGTTCATCCTGATGAAGAACAAAGAGTTATCGAAGTAATTCAGGAAACTAACAGGGTGCTGCCTGACTTGATCGCTATACGTTGGGGGTTAGTGTTCAATGTTCCATTAGAACTAGAGGCAAAAATTGGCCCCAACTGGCTTGACACTAAAGATGTGTCGTGATATAACTATGGGTTCTAAATCAAAATAGGAGTATAAATACATGAATCAGATCACTACCATTGATACCAATAACTATGCTGCTATGGCAAAAGCTATGGGTATTGCAAATGAAGGTACAAGCAGCGGTAGCAAGAAGTCTAGCACTCTCGCTCGTCTTCGTATCCATCACACCCCCATCATGGGGTTGGCTGAAGTGAAGGGCAAGAAGGTAAATGTTGAGGTTGTAGAGGGTGGCCAGTATAAGCTGGAGATTCCCGATGGCCCCACCTACTACGCTTCGGCTGCACGTATTCGTCCATACATGCAACGCTTTATGTACAAGCGTTTTGTGATGGGGTCGGGTAACGCGCCTAACCGCTATGTCAAGACTGTCATGGCTGACAATCTGAACATTGACCTCAAGGACAATGATGGCGGCTTCAACTGTGGCAAACCGGCTGGCTACATCCAAGATTTCAAGTCACTGCCTGAGAAGACACAGGACTTGATTAAGCAGATCAAGAGAGTGCGTGTAATCTTTGGTACAGTTGAACTGGTTAATCCAACAGATGACCAAGGAAACTCTGTAGAATTGGATGCTACCCCCTTCATATGGGAGGTAGACAACCGTGACGCTTTCAAGGGCTGGGGCGAGGTATTCGCTACCTTTGCCAAGCAGAAGCGTCTGCCTATCCAGCATGTAGTTGATGCAGCCACAGAGGAGCGTAAGCTGCCCAATGGCAATAGCTTCTTCTTGCCTGTAACCACTGTCAACCTGACTAACATCGTGGACATTGAACAGTCCGATCAAGAACTGTTTACTGACTTCATGGCATGGGTTGAAAACTACAACGAGTACATCATTAATATCTATGCGGAGAAAGCATCCTCGCATAACGATGAAGACGATGTAGCCATCACTGATGGTCTAGCTGACATGATTGACATTGACGATGAAGCGGTAGCTTAAATGTTAAGTAATGACCCGTTCAATGCACATGGTATAAACTGGCTGTCTCCAAGTAGCATAAACACATATATCAATGACCCACCTATGTGGGTCTTGAGATATCTGTTCAAAGTAAAATCGCCTAGTGGAGCGGCAGCGGCTAGAGGCAATGCTTTAGAGTTCGCGCTAGAAAAAAAGTTTTCTGAAGGGGGGATGGATTATGCTACTCTGGAAGCAAAGTTTATGACCCTATGCGCTGAATCTATGATTGCCTTAGATACTAAGTCTGCTCAAAAAGAGATAAAAAATCTAAATAGTTTCGGAGAGGTCATTGACAAATCGTTTGACTATGATAATCTAGAAACTTATCAAGAAAAGGTTGAGGTTAAACTTAATGATCTGTCAATACCAATAATTGGCTACATAGACTTTAGGTTTAAGGACAGAATAGTGGACTTAAAGACAACAACTAGGATGCCAGCAGAACCAACAGAGGCACAGAAAAGACAGATGGCACTCTATTCTATGGCCTACCCAAACAATGAGATAGACTTATTCTTTGCCTCACCTAAAGATCATAGGAAATTTACTCTGGATAATTTGTCGGAGTATAAAAAGCAACTAGAAAAAGTTGCACACACAATACAACGATTCTTATCCATTAGCAGCGATAAGTATGAGTTGGCTTCTTTAGTCTACCCTAATTTTGATTCGTGGACATGGGGTAGTAAAATGAAAGAAGAAGCTAGGAAGATATGGAAATAGAAAGGAGAATTAAATGGATGAAAAACTTGAACTTGATGCTCTGACAGAAGAGATTAACGCTACTGAACAGAAACTTAGCGACTTGCGTAAGGAATATCGTGAACGAAAAACTGCTGGTCTTCGTGCAGCAATTGAGGCACGTAACGAAGCAGATGCTTTGATTCGTGAAGAGATGAAAGCATTAGGCACAGCTTATCAAACAAGCAGAACGTCCTTTGGCATTCCGCTATGGCGAAGCAACTAAACTGTGCCTAATCACGCAGCATTTCGTGCAGCACGAAAGTATGGTTATAGGAGTGGATTAGAACACAAGGTATCTATTTATCTTGACGAACTTAAAATAAAGTACGACTATGAGAAGTTAAAGATAGAATGGGAAGACCTTGCGTACCGCACCTACACACCAGACTTCGTGCTGTGCAATGGTATTATTATCGAAACCAAGGGCATGTTTACAGCAGCAGATAGGAGAAAGCATCTTGCAATTAAGAAGCAGCACCCCCAGCTTGACATTCGCTTTGTATTCGAGAATAGTAGACGTAAACTACGTAAGGGTGCTAAGTCTAGCTATGCAGAGTGGTGTATCAAATACGGGTTCAAGTATTATGACCGCATAATACCGGAGGATTGGCTAAAAGAAAAGGGAAAGAACAAGCACCCGAAGTTCATCAAGTTTAATGGAACCAAAGTGAAAAGGAGATAACAATGAAAGTACAAATTGACGAAGGAGACTTCGTGATCCGTGTTCGTCCCTCAGAAGTAAACGGAGAGTGGACAGGTGAGATTGATATATCCATTATCACCCAATCTGGTAATCCCCTTGATGATGAGGGGTATACACAAGTCATGCATTTCTGTAAGATGATGTGTGCGACGGTGCCTTTGATGGAAGCAGATGAAAGTCTTCGTAATCTTGTACACAACTACGTGATGGAAGTTGTTGACAAGGAGGATGAAGATGTGCTAGAAGATGATGATGGTGTTATTATCACGAAAGAAGATGGTAATGTAGTACATCTTAGTTTCGGAAGTAAAACTAATGGCACAGCATAATGCGGCATGAGGAGTACATGAAAATGAAAGCTAAAGAATTAGACATGGTGAACAGTCCACCACACTACAACAAGGCTGGCATTGAATGTATTGATGCCATCCAAGCCGCTACAGGTGACGGCTATGAGTATTATCTACAGGGAAACATCATGAAGTACCTGTGGCGTTATCGCTACAAGAATGGAACTGAAGACTTGAACAAAGCTAAGTGGTATCTTGATAAGCTAATAGAGGAAGTAGAGGGATGCTATGATAAGTAATATATTTGTGCTTGTTATAAGCATTTGGGGCTTTGATGGTGACGAGTGGTTATACGTAGGAAATCAAATTGTATTAAATCAAGACATGACAGAACAACAATGTCACGAGATGGCAGATAACTGGTCTTGGTGGGAAACAAATGAGTATTATAGGTTTTCTATTGAGTGTCACTCAAAAGGTGATGAGACATGAACAGAGTTAAAGTCTTCATTACAATTGAGATAGACCCAGACGAGTACCCTATACCTGCCGACGAAGATGTTGGCATTGAAATTGAGGACGGTATACGTGAATACTTTTATGATGTTGACGGTGCCAAAATCAAACATATAAAAACACTAACGGAGTGACGCTATGAACAACTATTTACCTACGGACTATCAGAACTTTATTGCTCTTTCGCGGTACGCCCGATGGAAGGAGGATGAACAACGTCGTGAGACTTGGGGAGAGACAGTCGAACGATACTTTGATTATATGAGCAAGCATCTTAAAGACAAGCACAAGTATACCCTATCGGATGAACTTCGTGCCGAACTTGAGATGTCTGTGCTTAACCAAGACATCATGCCAAGCATGAGAGCATTGATGACTGCTGGCCCTGCGCTGGATCGCTGTCACGTGGGTGGATATAACTGTTCCTATGTGCCTGTAGATAACACTCGCGCCTTTGATGAGACTATGTACATACTTATGTGTGGTACAGGTGTAGGCTTTTCTGTGGAACGAGAGAACGTAGATAAGCTGCCCACTATTAATGAACACTTTGAAAACAGCGATACCATAATCAAAGTAGGTGATAGCCGTCCCGGTTGGGCAAGAGCATTGAGAGAGTTGATCTCGCTGCTGTACGCTGGGCAGATTCCAAAGTGGGATGTGTCAGAGGTAAGACCTGCTGGTGCAAGACTGAAGACATTTGGTGGTCGTGCCTCTGGCCCTGCCCCTCTTGAGGAGTTGTTCCAGTTTGTCATTGACAAGATAACAAACGCTGCAGGTCGTAGGCTCTACCCACTAGAGTGTCACGATATCATGTGTAAGATTGGTGAGGTTGTCGTCGTGGGTGGGGTACGACGCAGCGCACTCATCAGCCTGTCTAATTTAGGTGACACGCAGATGCGTCACGCTAAATCGGGGCAGTGGTGGGAGAACGAGGGACAACGTGCGCTTGCAAACAACAGTGTGTCCTATAAGTTCAAGCCAGACATGGATACTTTTATGCGTGAGTGGTTAGCTTTGTACGAGAGTAAATCCGGTGAACGTGGTATTTTCAACAGGCAGGCAGCCAAGAAGCAGGCGTCACTAAATGGCCGCCGTGATTCAGAACAAGATTTCGGATGTAACCCATGCAGTGAAATTATCTTGCGTCCATATCAGTTCTGTAATCTGTCAGAGGTTGTTGTTCGTGCATCAGACACGCAGCAGACACTGACAGACAAAGTTCGTCTGGCTACCATACTTGGTACATTCCAATCTACTCTGACTAACTTCAAGTATCTGCGCAATGTGTGGAAGAAGAACACAGAAGAGGAGCGGCTGCTGGGCGTATCACTGACAGGTATCATGGACAATGCTATGATGTCAGGTAAGTCAGCACATCTAGGTAATAATATTGCAGCCACATTAAATGCACTCAAGGAACAGGCTATCACAACTAACGAGGTGATATCCTTGCAGCTTGGCATTCCACAGTCAGCGGCTATCACCTGTGTGAAGCCGTCTGGTACAGTCTCACAGCTTGTGGACAGCGCGTCTGGCATTCATGCTCGTCACAATCCGTACTACATTCGTACAGTGCGTGGTGACAACAAAGACCCTATTACGCAGTTCCTTGTTTCTGAAGGTATCCCTGCAGAGCCAGACGTGATGAAGCCAGACAGCACAACAGTGTTCAGTTTCCCGATGAAATCTCCACACAGTGCGGTCACACGGTTTGATATGTCTGCCATTGAGCAGCTTGAACTTTGGCTCTTGTACCAGCGTCACTGGTGTGAACACAAGCCATCTGTCACTATCTCTGTCAAAGAAGAAGAGTGGATGGAAGTAGGCTCATGGGTATACAAACACTTTGATGAAGTATCGGGCATCAGCTTCTTGCCTTTCAGTGAGCATACGTACAAGCAAGCACCCTATCAAGACTGTAGTGTTGAGGAGTATAGTGAGATGCTGGAGCAGATGCCCAAGAAAGTAAACTGGGACTTGCTTCGTGAATACGAGAAGGAGGATACCACATCAGGCGGACGAGAGTTGGCATGCACGGCTGGTGTCTGTGAAGTAGTGGATATTGAGGCGGCATGATTGAGGGTGCAGATATGCCTAACTGGTGGCAGTGGTGGTTACTATTAGCCATCACTGTCAATACCGCTATCAATGTAGTTGTATTCTTCAAGCATAGGTTTAGGCAGAAGAAAAGGGTTGACACATGAATAAAAAAAGAGTAGTGTGGAAACAGGGTGATGGATGGATTCAATACAATCCTCCTCGTCACCACCCACAGTACGAAGAGTGGATGAAACTAAAGGAAAAGGAGAAAGAAAATGCTGATGAAAAAGTTCAAGAAAGATGATGTCACTAACTACACAAAAAGTGAAGCAGTCTTTGAGGATGGTGATTGGTGGTACAAAAGTCCTAGTGGATACCGTCAGCGCGTATCTACACATGCCGCTAAGAATAATAATCGTATGTTTCTGAACGGCAAGTATATCCCTAGTTCACATCCACTTCATAAGCCGGGACGATACAAGTCTCTAGATGATGCGTGGTCACACTCTAAGATTGAGAGTACAGAACTTGGAGAGGTATACATAGTCGTTAACGATGCATGGCCTGAGTGGGTTAAGGTTGGAAAAGCTGTATCATCTGAAGATAGATTGAATGGGTATCAAACCTCTTCACCTTTCCGCGACTACAGTGTTATTGCTACCTTAACAGCAGAGGATCGTCATGTTAAAGAACGAGAGATGCACAAAGCCTTCACACATTTTTCTAACGAACGTCGAGGTGAGTGGTTTAAGATTGACCGGGTAAAGGCGATCAACATCTTTAACGTACACGCCATGAATGAACTAAGCAAGGAGTTGCATAGTGAAAAAGCAAATGATACAGGCTCTTAAAAACCATGCCATCGCAAACATACACCTGCATAAAACCAATATTGATATATACTTTGCTAATCCCGCAGGTATAGGAGAACACTCCGACATTTTGGAATCAGTGCAGGTTGAGTTAGATAAAATTGCCTTGCATGAAGATAGACTAGCAATCCTACGAAACTGGCCGCAGGAGGAAGAAAGTGAACAAGAGTCTGGCTGATAACTTTACCGCAGGTTTTAAAGCCTTCGGCAGAGTGGAGCAGTTCGATAGTCCACGCTACGGTAAACGCTATCGGCAGGTAGCTAACCCCATGAAACCCAACACCACTCCTTACCGGGAGTGGCAACGGGGATGGGAAGCTGCGTACTTTAAGAATTTGGAGCAAATAAATGGACTTAGAACTAGAAGCTAAACAATGGATGAAGGAGAAATCAATGTATGGCATTACAGCTAAAGCATATCAACTAGCTGCGTGTGACACGGCCATCTTTCCTAAAGATATGGCTATGGAGTATCTCACTCTTGGCCTCACAGGAGAAGCAGGTGAGATAGCTAACAAAGTTAAGAAGTTTATAAGGGATGGTGCAAGTAAAACTTCACACAGCTACCTGACTGGCAAAGAATATGCAGACAAGCGTACACAGATTGCGTATGAGATTGGGGATGTGATGTGGTACTGCGCTGTCCTTGCCGAAGAACTTGGCATGGACCTTGGTCACATCATGGAGAAAAACTTGGAGAAACTAGCCGATAGGAAAAAGCGGGGTACTTTGTCGGGGTCAGGTGACAACAGGTGACGGAAGGAAAGAAACTATGGAAGAGAGTAAGTAGGATGGACTTAGGAAACCCTGTAATAACAGCCTTAGTAGGTTTAATTATATTCTACGTAGGCTTGAAGACGTTCTCTGGTGGCATGAAATCTATGGGCAACATAGAACATCTTTCATGGTTCTTGGGCAATCCCTTGTATATGTTTGCAGGTGGTATCATAATGACACTGCTGTGGCAGTCATCTAGCCTGTCTACTACAGCTATTATTGCACTGGTTGCCGCTGGTGCCTTGCCTTTACCAGCAGCTATTGCTGCAGTGTTAGGCGCGAACATAGGCACAACGGGAACAATCTGGCTGGCAGGTTTGTTTGTGTCAGATGGTATGCCTAAAGGAGATACATTGCGTATTGCAATGGCACACACGGGTGTGAACTTGTTTATGGCAGCTACCTTGTTACCGTTTGTGTCACATATAGCACGATGGCTAGGTAGGTTCTAAAATGAGAGAGGGGGCTTCGCGGCCCCCTTTTTATTTTAGTTTCCCAACGCTTTCCTTAAAGCGTTTCTATTAGTATTTATCCAGAGTTCACCCCTCGTAGCAATACCATTTAAGACTTCTGTTTTACTAAAATCAAGTTGTTCTCCGGGTTCCATGTCCATTGCACTTCTGTAGGCTTTAACGCCTTGATTAAATCCTGCTTTGGATAGACGCCTTGCACGAGTAAGCGCACGAACAAATGCAGGATCAAACGTCCCTACACTTCTAATTCCATCCTCACCTACTTCTGCTTCACGATATCTAATGTCACCAATATTACTTTTTACTTCTTGTAAAAATACTTCTACCATGTCTCTTGCATTTTTGTACGCTTCTCTTGTTTCGGCGCGTGTTGTGGCTTCAGCCATAGCAGCCGCTTCAGCTTCCATCACAGCCTCGACTACAGGAATAGCCATTGCATTGAATGTCTCTGTAATTGCATCATCTACAGTGTCAATGCCTGTGCGTCCTTCAAACAAATACTGCTGCCTGAAGTTGTGACGAAGCAACCAATCTTGAACATCGTTGTGAGGTGTTGTTATAGTGATACCGCCAAGTAATTTAAATAGCGGCTGTACTCTAGCCATAGGTTCTGTCCTGAATGGAGTCACCCTTAGTGGAAGTGCCGCTTCTTCTGCTGCACTTGTAGTCAAGCCCTGCGCACGGAATTGTTTTCCCGCTGCCTTCTTAAAACCACTTGCAAAATCAAGCACGGGATCAGAAGAAAATGCGCGATACTCAAGAGCGCGACCACCAAGACCTCGCTCAAGATCAACAGCCTGTACAAGAGGACGGAATGGTCTAAAACCTGCACTGCCAACAAACTCACCTAAATAAGTTTCTATACGTTTTCTAGACAGTTCACTTCTTCCACCACCAAAAGCATCGACCAAACCGTTTGCAACAGGGCCAAGTGTTTGACCGGCTTTAAAGTTAGTTCCAGTAAACAACTCTCCAAATTGTCTACCGCCGCCACCATTCCAGAAATCAGAAAAATCTCCATCTGGCTTTATTACCTGTGCTATTGCTTCTCCTACCCACAATGCTTGAGGCAGTGGAATGAGAGGCTTGGTGTCAATCTCGTCTCCACTTGGAGAGTATACTTTTGTGTAGTCGGCAGGTGCATCCTCTGACATACGATATGCAGTGGCAGCACCGATACCCGCAAGACCAGCAATATTTCTTTGTATAATCGCCCTATCTGTCGGACGTTTTTTACCACCTGATAAGGCTCTTCTACCGTATACAAAGGGTATACCTACAGCACTCTGACCCAGATATTCCATCGCCTTGAACATAAAACGAGGAAATGCAATGAGTAATGATCCACCGGGTTTTGTTCTAATCATCTTTGTGATATCTTTGAACAAACCAATTCTAGGTTGAGAGGCATACGTAGCTTCTAGTGCTGCCTCTGTAGCGTCCGTCATTATGTCAACAAATGCTTTGCCACCTTTAGGTTTAAGACGAGGGGAATCATTGATAATGTCTTTTATCATGCCTTTATTTACAGCTTTAACAAAGTCAATGCCCCACTCTCGTTGTAGATCAGCTTGTATCTTACCTAAAAATGTTCCATTTCTAATATGAAATTCTTGCCATCTGTTTGGTGCGTTAAGAACTTGAACCAAATCTTCTAAAGCAGACAAAGGTGCGTCGAGGAACTTACCTTCTCCTCTACCCATAGCAACACCCAATTCATCTAGGTTGCCGTATAGTTTTTGATAAAATTGCATGAGACTATCATCTTCAAAAAGATAGTCAATAAGTTCCTGCATTTGCTTCGGATTGCCATTTGTAATATTAAATACATTTGACACTGCTTCAAGATCGGTAGCAAAAGGATTGCGCGTAGCAGCAACAGCCCTTTGCTCATTTGTCATTGTGACAGGGGGTTCAGGTGGCCCAATTTTTCTGGCATCCATACGCGCTTCACGTCTTTTAGCTGCTTGGATAACTGCAGTTTCCATAGCACTAATAAGTCCCTCTTGAGGTGAACGGATAATGTATGACTCAAGGTTACGCATTGCTGTAGCCAATGTACCTGTCAATGCACCAAGAGCAATATTTTCTACGCGCTTGATATTCTTAACCGTAGTAGACATTGATTCTACAGCTTCATCAAAATCTTTTTGTTCTTTTTTCTGTAGATCGTCCAGTTTACTGGCAGCAGTGGGTTGTCCGTCTTTGCCACGCAGCTTTTCTAATATAGTACGCTTTGACCGTAGAATTTGTGCAGCGCGTCTGTCACCTGCGATAGTCATGTTGGCTAAGTCAGCAGCATTCAAGCCATATCTTGCATATATTTCACCAAGTTCACGGATAACTTGCTCATCACCAGTGGCAACCAGCTTCAGCAACTGTTGTCCAAACGTCACTTTCTGTCCTTTAAACGGCCCAGACAAGTGCTTTTCTTTTTTGAAAGCTGTAGGAAACTTATCTTTGAGGTTAATTAGTACAGCAACTACAGGCTCAAACTTGTCAGGATCAAGAATGGGGTGCAGAATTTTGCTTTGGGTGCCTACAATTTCCTGCGTAGCATCCAGACCTTCTTCTGCTGCTTCATCCAGTAGATCATCAACTTTATTGCGGCCTAACTCTGCACTCTTCTCAAAGTCTAGAGCAATACGACCACTTGCAGTCTCACGGGAGATGCTTGCTCCATCTAGCAAGTTCTGTTCTACCTCGTCAATCGCTTCACGTGCCACCTCATCTGCCTCTGCTGCACGTTCACGGGCCAGCTTAGACGCTTCAGCACGACGCTCTGCCTTGATACGCGCTGCATTCTCTTTTGCTTCATCAACACGGATACGACGATTAGCCAGTTCTCTCCTTTTATTGAGATGCCTGTTTGTAGCACCCACTGTCTCATCTAGTGGCGCGTTGATTGCTTTGGCTGCACGAACTGCAGTGGTGATAGGCAAACCTACTTCTGTTTCTGCCATCATAAACAAGTCTCTGGCAAACATCTCACCGCCCGTCTTAGGTTCAAACGGTAGAATATCTTTACCTTCAATATCTGCTGCCTTTGCCGCCTCTTGAACAAGACCTAAAATCTGGCCACTCAAACCGGGCATGGATTTTATAGTTTCAATTGCATCAGACTCACTGGTAATATTGTCTTGAACAGCACGAGTAAGGGCAGCACCAAAACCTTCAGCAGTTTCTTTTAGAAACATTAATCCTGCCGTGCCGCCGCTTATAGCGGTGCGGGTTAAATCTTGCGAACCCTCTACAAAAGGTTGCACCAAGAGACCATCCACTGTTTTACCCGTAATACGAACAAACGGACGCAGGTATTCTGGTACATAAGTTACGGTAAACTCTTCACCAAAAGTATTGTGCAACTCTCTGTCATAAATTGTGAGCGTGTCAAGCAAATCACGTCCGGTTTGACCAAACGCAGCAGCAGTCTCTTCATATGTAAAATCAGATTCAGGGGGTTTTGGCGCAGGTTTTGCACCTATCTCAACAAGTTCTCTTTTGACAATGGGATCACCCCGTTCATCAAAAGTGGGAGTTTCTTTGTACTCATAACCTGCTGGTGCATATGATGTAGTCGGTGTAGTTGTGATGGTTGGGGCAGCAACAGAAGTAACAGCAGAAGATGTATCATCCTCTACTGTTTGATCTTCATCATCTACTAACCCAAAGCGTCCTAAAGAAGACGTAATCTGATTTGATGGGGAAGTAAGTGTTGTTTGATCTTCATCATCTATGAATGAAAAACGATCTACCATAGGTTAGTACCCTAGCCACTTACCTTCAGGACTCCAGACGTACGTTTGAAGTCGCCCACTAGGTGTTTTAATCTTGATGATATCACCTGCGCTGGCAACAATTTTATCTGTTCCGCCTTTAGCTATATTCATTAGTGTTTCTTCAAACACATTCACTTGTCTTTTAAATTCGTCTACAGCATCTGCTGATGCATCTGGTCTTGGTTTTTTAGGACGTTCTAGTGGAATGGATGGTGTAAAGTCTATCGGAGATTTACCATACGTGTTTGGACCCGGAGCAGAAAAAGTAGTGTCATTAGCATATGCATTTAGAGCAGCATTAAATGTAGTTACTTTCGCTGCAATAAATGCACGACCAGCGTCAAATGCACTATACTCTGTTCTCATTTCCTGCAATGCTAAATCAACTGCATTAAAGAAGCCGGGCCGTTGACCCTTATCCAGTTTACTAATAGCGTCTGTAAAGCTGGTATAGGTAAAGCCTAAGTCAAGACTTTGTGCAGCATTTTTGACACGCCTGTCAAACGATGTATCCAGATTAACCTTACTGAATATGTTTTCGTTATCTTCATTACCCATTAGTTTTGCATTTTCTAGAGCAATGTCTACTAATGTTTCAACTTTCTTTTGCTGATTTGCTATATCTTCCGCACTAAAATCATCTGGATTATTTTGCATGTCAGTAAGCACAGTTCTTGCTGCATCCGCATTACTCTTACTTGCATACGCAAGTGCCTTTGCAGTTTCAAATGTACCAAAGTCTTTAATTCGTGCGCGAACCAAAGCATTTGCTAGTTCAGCTTCTTCCATACCAAACTTATCAAAAACTGCCAAACTATCTTGAATTGCTTCTATTTGTAATCTTTGAGTTGTATTGTCTAAAGATAGTTTATTTAAGTTTAGTTGTGCTGCACGAAGTGCGGCGGGATGAAGTGCAGCTAACCTTTCTTCAGCAGCGGCTGCTCTTTGATCTACATTTTTTGCAAGTTTAGTAGCCTCATTTGCATTTGTAATTTGATTGGTTATTAATTTACCCTGCTGTTCTCGCAAGTCAGTTTGTGCCTCAATATCCGCCAGCTTTGCTGCGCTAGTTTCAAACCCAAGTTGCTGTTCTGCACTTAAAGCCGGAGATGTATATGAGATTCCGGTTGGTGTAAAGCCCGGACCTTCGTATACTTCAGCCCCTGTGGCAACATCGCCAAGTGCAGCCCGTACAGTTTGAGGGTCCATTTTAAATATACCACGTTGAGTGCCTGCAACTATGGATGCTGTTTCACCTGCCATGTCAATGGAACTAGGAACAGTCAATTGTCCATACATTTGAGCCTGTTCATCAAGTGACATAAATGTAGACTGTGTTCCACCTTCCTCTGTAGGTTGTGAACTAAATAGAGTTTTTGCAAAGTCTCTAGAATTAAACTCTGTTATAGGATTACCGGCACGTACATGTTGCATAGCACCAGATTGAACATCTTTTATAAACTGATCGTATCGGCTAGTTCCACCTGATAACAGAGACTGTACTTGTGCTTCAGAAAGACCATAGTCATTTATCAGAATATTGCCTTTGTTTTGATAATCTCGTACAGCAGCCATTCTTTCTTTACGTATAGCGGCTGCTTCTTTTGCCAGATTAGCTGCAGAATTTTTTAAAGTATCTGCATACGTATCATCAAACTTTTCCATTCTTTCGGAAAATTTTTTGGCGGCACCAGCAATTGCAGATTGTAATCTAAAAGCCATTACATTGCTCCTCTACGTGCCATCAATCCTTTAGGCTCTACTTCAGTCATATCATCTTCTTCTTGTTCTTTTTCTTCTGGGTCTGGTGTAGTCTTTGTTTCAGACATCATAGACATTGCTTTTTTCAAAAGAACTGGATCAGGCTCTTCTGTTTCCTCTTCATCTCCTACAACATATGGGACTTCTGCATTTTTAGCAAGTCCTTCCATAAGTTCTACAAGAACAGGATTTACTAGAACAGCCACGTCAATTGTATGCAAGCCTTGCATAACACCACCAAGGGTAAGCGTTTCTGCTATTGCAGTCAGCGGCACTCCTGTTTCAATGATATCAAGTAGACGACCTGCCAGTTTATTATCTACTAGACGAGACACATAAAAGTCAATACCTTCTTCTACCGTAGTCATCTGCGGAGGAGACTGCCACGGCCTAGCCCCAAGTTCATGGGTCATCGCCATGCCCGGAATAGGCAAGTCAAAGTC